CGTGCTGGCTCGCTCGGTCCAAGTAACCGTCAGGGTGTTGGTCGTGTCAGGGTTCAGGTAAAGCATCTGCTTGTAAATGTGCGATGCCCCCGAATTTCACAATTTGCGCCCAATCTGCCTGTACAACTCCGCTCGCTTCTTGGCGGTTTCGGCCACGTTGAATTGCTTCTTGATGTCCCGTGTAAGGTTATCAGCCAAGCCCTTGCGAAGGTCGGGGTCAAGGATTAACTGCTTGATGTACTTGTACCAGTCCTTGGGTTTGTTGTAAGGAACCAAGAACCCGTTCTCCCCGTGCTTGATTACGTCGGTATAGGGGATGGTTTCGGATGCGATGATGGCTTTGTTCATCCAGCCTGCCTCAACCACCTCCAACTCGGACTTGAGTTTGTTGAACTTGGTATCTCGGAGCGGTGCAAGGGTTACGTTCACGAAGTTGTAGCCACCGACGTAGGAGTAAATATCCGCTGCCTGAATGCGTCCGTAGTTCGGGTTGTTCCCTTGGTCGCTGATTATTTTCTCGTAGCCCTCGTACACAGGGTTGTTGTCGTTCCACCCTCCGAGGTAGAGCCTGTACTTGCCGTCAAGGTTTGCGTCCCAGCGTAGTTTCTGCATCCCCTCACGGAGCAGTTCCATGTCCTCGCCATGCTGCGCACCTCCGAACCAACCGAACTTCACGAGATGCTTGTCGGGTTCTTCTTCGGGGTTGGGAATGAACTGCTGATAGGCTTCGTAGGGTTCGTTTTGCAAGATGCTCACATTCGCATTTAGAGGCCGTATGCGGGCAGCAAGATGCTCGGTGGTACAGGTTACCCAGTCAGCCAATTTGATGTGCTTACGGATGACCTCTGCGAGTTTGGTTTCGTGATAGTGGCGGTACATGATGTGGCCCGATTCCAGCACCCAGTAGTCGTCCAAGTCAAGGATGACTTTGGCCCCGAATTGGGTCAGGGCTTTGTAAACATTTTCGACTTGCTCCATGCTTCCCTGACACCAAAGCCTGCTGAACAGGAACAGGTCAATAGACTTCAAGCCCTCGTCGCTGATGGTCGTGATATTCTCGACGCACACATAGTCAAACTCTGGGTAGTTGTCGCCCAAATATGCGTTCGGCATTTCGAGGCGGTAGTAACTGCACCCGGTTGGATGGGCGTTGTAAACGATGCAAATCTTCATGGCCGTAAAAATAAGAAGGGCAGCCATTGCTGACTGCCCCTCTCAAACCTCATTGATGAAAACCTGATGCGAAGATACTACGAACCGAGTATCTGCGTAGTCGATGGTGTAAAGACTGTTGATGCGATTAGGAACATCGGGTCAGGCTCCATCCCGGAAAGCGTTATTTCGTAGCCGTTTCGGTCGCCAAAGGCAGTGCCACTTCCAGCGGTTCCAGCAGTTGCCTCAAGGCCATTTATAGCACCCAGCAACCAGTAACGACTGTTGTTGTCTTGGACAATGACGATGACTTTACTACGAGCGAGTAAACGGAGTTCATTGCGTACTGCGACTTGCATTTTGTTGATGGTGAAGGTTACTTCAGGTGAGTAGAAGATTGTGCCATTCTCCATACTTGCGTTCAGCGTTTCCGTCAACGAAGAAGTTGCCTTGGTCAAGTCATACTCGAAGAACCCACCCGAAGCGTAACCCGTGAACCCCGTTACCGCACCTGAAAGGTTGGCGTTGCAGGACCCGGTAGAAATCCAGTTTTGGACGTAAATTGTTTTGATGCCACCGACTGAATCACGGCAGCCGAGTGTGTAACCAGTTGTTAAAGCGCAGGACATATGTGTATTTGGGGTTTAAGTTTCAAGGAACAAAAAAGTGAGGGGAGGTTTCCCTCCCCCCTACACATTAGGTCAAGCGGAAATCTACAACCAAGTCTGGATACGCTATTTGTACACCTGCTTTGAAGGCTGCTTGGAAGCGGACTTCATCGTTGTCTTTGCTGAACCAGATTGAGAACTGCTCCTCGTCGCTTAACAAGTCGGTTCCGTAGAACAGGTTGCCGAGGTAGGTTGCAACGATGCGGTTTGTGTTGGTCAATCCGGGGACTGCGATGACACGGACGTTTGTGCCGGGATAAACGAACTCACCATTAGCAAGGCTCGCAAGGTCAACTTGGTTGTACAATACCGCCAAACCACCCGTGGTCGTTCCTTGCTTGAAGGCTTGAACCAAGGTGCGGTAGTTGTTCCAACCGCAAAAGATAACGAGGTCTTGCTTTGTTAGGATGGCCTGTGGGATTTGGTTGTAGATAGCGTCAAAGATGCCGATAACATTCGTTGCGGTGATACCAACGGAGGCCGATACCGCTCCTGTGTTACCGCTGATAGTAGAACCCGAAGCAGCGTTCAAAAGTTGGTTGATACCAGAGAAGTAAGTGTTACCCTGCCAAATTGCATTCTCCAAAGCCTCTGCGATACGGAGAGCCTTCTGCTCGGAGAAAGCCTGCTCGAAAGGAACACCGTCGTAGGTAGAGCCAGCGGTCAACTGGGTCTGCATCCAGTATTGTTCCAAGGAACGAGGACACAAGGTTTCTTGCACTTTCATACGGCCAACGGTGATATTCCGCTGGGTGAAGGCAGTTGTTCCTGAACTTATGTAACCGCAAGTATCACCACCCTGCAATACTGCATCGGTGTCCATGAGGTTAAGGGCAGCAGCGAACTTGATACCAACTTGCTTGGTGAACAGGGCTGCTGAACGAGCGGAGAATACCGCTTTAGTAATCAGCGGCAAACGCTGTTGGTCGGTGTAGGAAGTTAATCCTGTGAACGAATATGCCATTGTTAATGGGGGTTTAGGGGTTTAGTTTTTTTTGAGTGATTGAAGTGCTTGTGCGAGTGCGTTGAAGTTCTGCGAGGCTTGAGCCTTGCGCTGCTCAACGATTGCGGAACCGCTGGCCTTGGGGGCTTCGGCTGGGAGTTCGGAAACCTTCTCGACGATGTCGGCCATGGTTTCAACCTGCGATGCGAATGCGGACATTTTCTCCTTCATCTTGCCCATCTCGGCATAGGCAGCCTTGAGTTCTTCCATGATGGCTCCAAGGTGCTTGGCGACGATGGCCTCAACGACTTCGGGGGTCATTAGCGGATAAGCGCCTTTGATTTCCTCTGTAACCTGAACGGCCACTTCGGGAGTGATTTCAGCAGCAACAGGCAACGGCTCGATGACAGGGGTCGCTACTTCGGCAGCGATGACCTCAACGATTTTGCCTCCTTCGGTCTTGATAGTTCCAACGCCTTCAACAACGTGTTCGCCATCGGGTGCAGGGAGAGTGCCGTCCTCGGCAACGACGTAAACAGCAGTTCCGGCAACGAGGTCGCCATCCACACGGACAACGGTGCCGTCGGTCAACTTGTAGTCAGCGAAGGACTGCTTTTGGGTGCTGAATTTGCGGAGTTCAATCCGCAGGGATTCGATTGCGTTTTTCAGGTTCATAGTTAGTGGGATTTGTAGGTGGGGGTTAATTGTTGCAAAAAAGCGGTTAATTCGTCAGCGAGGCCAGCGAGTGCGACCTCCATTTCTGATTCGGTTTTGTCCATCCCGAACAGTCCTTCAACGGAGAAACCCCTGAATAGGTTGCGGTTGTCCCACACTTCGTCGTTCTCAACTTTGAAGGACCCGAACCAAGAACCGTCGGGTGTGTCCTCGTATCCTTTCGGTGGCATGATGCCACGCTCGGCATCGGTGATGTAGGACTCGAACATAAACACTCCGTCCAGTTCGGAATTGTGGTAAGCGTTGACGTTGTGCTGGTTGCCCTGCTTGAAATACTTTTGGACTATCTTGCGGATGGTCGCTTTGTCAAAGACGACATAGTATTCCCCGTAGGTTTCGTCCTTCCGAAAGATGGGAGTGTCTGCAAGCATGAGAGGGCCAGTCAGGACCCTGCGCTCGCCTGTTTCGGTGAACTTTTGTGGTGTCTTTGCGAAGGCTTGGAATGGCCGTTCAATCGCTGGCATATCGGTGAGGGCCACGAATTGAACCCCTTCATCCACCTCGTCCACGGTCATCCTGTAAATGGGTAGTTCCATGCAGGTAAATGTCCTACGCCCCTAAAGTTGCAAATTCCTCCAACCTCCGAACCCTGCGAGTGCTTTGGGTGATGTCCCGTTCCACTACATAGGCTCGCATCGGTGATGAACCTTGGCCTTGGCCCATTGCAGCACCATCGGTTCCAAGCATGGTCGTTTGAGGGTTAGCAAAGATTGGAGCAGGAGCAGCCTCGCCTCCTTCACCACCACCAGCATTCAACGCACCACCGCCTCCACTTGCCGAACTGCCTTGGAATTGGGTCTTACTGATTTTGGCGACCTGCGCCAAGCCTGTCGCAAGGGCGATACCTGCTTCAACAAATTGACGACCCGTTGCAAGTTTAATCGGGTTTCCTCCAGCCGTCAAAGCAGCGGTTACGGCCATAAAGGTGTTGATAAGGGCTTGACCCATGCTGGCCTTCTTGTTTATCTCAAAGGCTTTTCTTTGGTCTTTCTCGGACTTGCCCAAGCCAGCGGTCAGCAAATCACCAAGCGCACCAACGGCATTTGATGCCATCTCCAAGTCCTGTTGCCTACGTTTGCGTTCAATTTCCGCAATCTTTGCCGCACTATCCTCGGCAATGCCTTGCTCTTTAAGTCGCATTTCCTCGGTCAGCAGAATATAGGCTTTGGCAAACTCGTCCGAATCCGTGAATCTCTTTTTGAGGTCTGCTTCCCTTTGTGCCTTTTCTTCCCGAAGGATTGCGAGTTTTTCATCTCTTAAAGCCCTTTCCCTTGCAAGTTCATCGTTTATCCTTCCAATTTTAGCTAAGCGAAAATTCTCGGCTTCTTGACTGGCTGCCGAATCCATCGCCCTCAAATCCTCTGCATCTTTCTTCTGCTTTTCTATTGCATCGGTTCGCAGTTTGGTTTGATATGTTAGCCTTGCGACCTCTTTATCGTGAATCAGTTGCGCTCGTTCTTCTTCTTTCTCGGCTGCTGCAATCCTTGCGTCATAAGCAGCCATCAAGAGATTCTGAACCTTTGCCTCGCTTTCGCCCCTTGCCTCCGCAAGTTCAACCTGCCTTTGTGCCAATTCGGATACGGCCTTTAGGTCTTTCGTTTCAATGCCCAAAAAATCCTTTACGACTTTTGTGAGCTTTTCCCAGTTCTCAACGAGCAATCCAACACCAACAATCGCTGCGCCAATACCTGTTGAAATCAAGGCGGTCCTAAATAGGCGAAGGCTTACGATGGTTCCTTTCAGCGTCTTGTCGTACAGGGCCGTTGCAATCCTGTTGGCCGTCATTGAGATAGCCGACTCCTTTTGCAGCAGGACCGTTACCTGCTGGATTCCGTTTGCAATAGCCATGGTCGCATTGACCTGCAACATAGCCTTTTGGATGTCCTCGTTTTCCTCACCAAACAATGCAGCAGCACCTTGAGCGATTTGAAAGCCAGCAGCAACGCCTTGGACCGCTTGCGTGAATGCTTCAATGTTTTTGGTGTCCGAGCCAAGGTTTTTGACTCGTTGCCCGACATCGCCAATAGTGTCAGATAGTTCCCCTGCTTCGGCCTCTAACTTCCGAAATTCTGCGGAGTTCTCTTGCCCGGCAACCGCAAGGTCAACGAGCGCACGTTGTAAATCACGGAGCCGTTTCTTTGCGGATTCCGTTCCCTGACCTGTTGAGTCTTTCAGCCCTACTTCGAGGACGATTTCTTTAGTTACTGCCATTATCCGGGGGTTGGTAATTCAGGGTTGATGGGTGGTTCGTAGTCGGGGTCTGCTGGGTCAGGGTCGATAGGTCCGTTCGGTAATCCAGCAGGGTCGCTTGATATAGGAACGCTCGTTACAGGCACGAACTCTGCGAGGTTGAGAATCCTGCGGAGGGTTACCCGGCAAGGCTTTGCTTCGCCTACGGTGTAATCCCGAATCTCAAGCAAACGCCATCGAATGCCGTTGTAATAAATCGGCTTGCGGAAGTCAAGTTGATAGATGTCCACGCAGTTCAAGACCACCGTCAACTCCAACTGCAAGGCTTCCTTGGAGGTCGTTTCGGTGATGTAATTCAGCCAGTATTTGTTGTAGAGGTTGTTGTTCGTG